GGTCATGCCCTATGACATGATTCACATTCACGGTCTGGGCGATATGGGCCTGAGCGGATATCAGATTCCGCACCTTGCCCGTGAGGCATTGGGGGCGATTCTCGCCTCGCAGAAGTTTGCCGCCGCATTCTTCGGAAACGGGACGTGGCTCGGCGGCGTCCTTCAGCATCCGGCGAAGCTGGGCGACAAGGCGTTGCAACACCTGCGGGAGACTTGGGTTGATCGGCACGGTGGGGCAGCCAATGCTATGAAGCCGGCCATTCTCGAGGAAGGCATGACTTACAACCAGCTCGGCATCGCGCCCGAGCAGGCGCAGTTCCTTGAGACGCGGCAGTTTGGCGTGGAGGAGGTATGTCGTTGGTTCAGGATGCCGCCCCATAAGGTACAGCATCTCCTACGCGCGACGTTCAGCAACATCGAACAGCAGGCGCTTGAATACGTGGGCGATTGCCTGATGCCCTGGCATATCCGTTGGGAACAGGAAGTCAAGCGCAAGTGCTTTTCGATCTACACACAAAAAAACGTCTACCTAAAGCATAACCTCACAGCGATGCTGAGGGCAGATTCGGCGGCGCGGCAATCCTATTACGCCAGCATGGTGCAGAACGGCATCTACAGCATCAATGACGTGCGCGAACTGGAGGATATGAACCCCATCCCCAACGGGAACAAATACTATCACCAGATGAATCTGATTGAAGTGGGGGAGAAGTCCGAACCGCCCAAGCCCCCGCCTGCGCCGATCAAGGAATCGGATGGCGATGAAGAATCGCCACCAGGAGGCGAGGGCGAGGATGAGGATGAGCGGATGCTCAGGGGACACCGGGCGGCATTGATAGACGCCTATGCCCGCGTGCTGCGCGTTGAATCGGATAAGGCGCAGCGTGCAAATCGCAAAGGGAATCTGGAGGCATGGAGCGCAGAGTTCTACCCCGGTCATCTGACCCACGTCGAGGGGGTGCTGGCCCCGCTGCTGGAGGGGATGGCGGCGGGGTTCGGGCCAGTGGACCCGAAGGCCATTGCTATGCAATCGGCAGAGTTGGCGGCGCGGCACGTCATACATAGTCAAGAGGATATAGCTGCACAGGCAATGGACAACTGGACGATTGACCGCGCCGCTTCTGCCGCTGACGAAGCCCTAACTTATCTCAGGGAGCGATACCATGCCGCTGCCAGAACCGAATGAAGGTGAGACGCACGACGAGTTCGTTGACCGATGTATGGCGAATCCGACCATGAATGAAGAACATCCCGATAACGACCAGCGCTATGCAATCTGCGAGGGGATATGGGAAGACGACAAGAAGAGCATAGTCCCCGCTGTCGAGCGCCGGTTTACGGCGCACAAGCGCGCGCCTGTTCGCGTCGAGACGCGGGCCGATGGGAGCAAGCGAATCGTGGGCCTGGCAGCCGTCTATTACGACGGCACAAAGGAAACAGAATACGAACTGTGGCCTGGCGTGCGCGAGCGGATACAGCCGGGTGCATTCGCCCGGATTCTGAAAGAGAAGCCCGACGTGCGAGCCCTGTTCAACCACGACCCGAATCACATCCTGGGGCGGACGGCAAAGAAGACGCTCATATTGCGCAGCACCGATGACGGCCTGGAATATGAGATTGACCCGCCCGATACGCAGATGGCCCGTGACGTAATGGCGCTCCTGGAACGGGGCGATATAGACGGCTCCTCGTTCAGCTTCCGCATCAAGGAAGAGACAACCATCAACGAGGAGAAGGACGTGATCTACGAGCTGGCGGACTTCGCCCAGCTCTACGATGTGGGGCCGGTGACGTTCCCGGCCTATACGGCGACGACGGCTGACCTGCGCGCGCTGGAGATCGGGCGCGAGCGGCCGGCTGTTGCTTCGCCGGCAGCGCCGAAACGACAGATAAGTGAAGCGAACGCCCGGCTTGTGGCCAGGGCGAAGAAGTGCATAAAGAAGTGACCCGACACCTTTGGCGTCGGGCTGGGTAGCACGAACCCTTGGGGCTTACGGCTACATGGTGATGGACGAATAACGTAGAGCACCCAAGGAGCTAATGGGCTATGGACAAGCTCAAGGAAGCTCAGGCTCAGCGAGCAAAGCTTCAGGCTGATTTGGAGCTGCGCTTGTATGAGGACAATGGCGAAGCGCGGACCTTTACGGATGAGGACCGCAGCGCCATTGACGCCCTCTGCACCAGGATCGAAGAGCTCGATCCGCAGATCACAACGATGGTAGAGGACGAGGATCGTTTCAAGAAAGCAGCGGCAGCCAAGGCCCGGCTGTCGCAGACCACGGGCCGGCGGGTTCCGTCCGTCGATCCGAGCTTGCAGGCTGACAGGACTGAGCGGGTAATCCCCGCGACAGCCCGGAAGTACGGCAGCCTGCGTGCATTCAAGGGGCCGAATGCTGAACTCGACGCTTACGGGTTCGGTTGCTGGTTTGCCGCGTGCAGGGGCTATTCCTGGGCAATCCAGCGCGTTCAGGACATGGGCATTTGCAGCCGGACCAATATTGAAGGTCTGAATACGGCCGGCGGCGTGCTCGTGCCCGACCAGTTTGAGCGGACCATTGTGGACCTCCGCGAGCAGTACGGCGCTTTCCGCAAGTATGCCCGGATCATCCCGATGCCGAGTGACCATGTGAAGTACCCGCGCCGGACGGGCGGGTTGACCGCCTACGTTGTCGGTGAGTCCACAGCGCTTACCGAAACAACCAAGGCCTGGGATCAGCTCACCCTGACGGCCAAGAAGATCGGCGTCATTACGGTCATGTCCTCGGAACTCAGCGAGGACGCGATCATCAACATGGGTGACGACCTGATGAGCGAAGCGGCCTATGCTCTGGCGTATTGGGAAGACATGGCCGGCTTCATGGCGAACGCTGAAGCCACCTATGGCGGCATCGTCGGCGTCGGCCCGCGTCTCACCAATCTCAACGGTGTTGACGAAGGCGGCGGCATCATCGTCGGCTTTGGCGATCTGCCCAGCGAATTGCTGCTGACCGATTTCAATAAGACCGTGGCCATCCTTCCGGGCTACGCTGACACGCCGAATGCGGCCTGGTATTGCAACAGGACCGTGTGGGCGAACATGCAGCGGCTCGAATCGGCTGCGGGCGGCGCGACAGGCCAGGAAATCATCGGCGGCTATCGGGTGCCGCAGTTCCTGGGTTATCCGGTTCGCATGTGTCAGGTCATGAACGTCGGGTCGGCCGTCAGTCAGTGCCTGGCGTTCTTCGGTGATCTGGCCCTGGCGGCGGATATGGGGACCAGGCGGGGCGTCAGAATGGCAACGAGCGATTCCGCGCTCAACGCATTCGAGCAGGATGAGGTCGTGCTGAAGGTGACGGAGCGTGCGGATATCAACGTTCACGACGTTGGCACAGCCACTGTGGCCGGCCCCATCGTTGCCCTCGTCGGCAAGGCCAGCTAAGGAGGCCCTATGATATCTGGACAGGACAATAAGACGGTCATCCTGATCGCTCCGGTATCCGTGACTGTGGCGACAGCCGCTACTAGTTACGGCTACCTGGACACCATCGGTTGGGACCATTGCAGGTTCATCTACACGCAAACGATTGGCACGGCCACCGGCTGTGCCGCGAAGCAGTTTGCGATCCGCGAGGGAACCAACGCGACCGCAGCGACGGCGATTGTGGCCCTCACGGGCGGGACAGCGACTGCGGCTAGTGTAGCATTCGTTTGCGGTGCCCTCAACACGGTTATCGGCGTCGGCCTGATCATGGACGTTGACCTGCGCAAGCGCGCTCGTTATCTGCGCTGCCAGGTTACGCCCGGCGAGAAGGCCGTACCGGTTGTCGTTGCCATTCTGAGCCGGGGCAAGGTTGAGCCTGGCGCGGATGAAGCAACGTACATCCCGACGGAGATCGAAGGCTAACTTTAGAGCGGTGGGGGCCGGTTACGGCCGGCCCCCTAACCGCGTCGGAGGGCAGGATGGCGAAGGAAAATCGGATTGGAGACATGACGGTGATTCACGAGCGGAGGGCCCCGCCCGAGATAACGGAGCGAATGGACAAGATACCGGCCGGGGCACTACTCAGGGTCGGCCGGGTAATGGGCGAGGGAATGAAGTATGAGCACGAGCCCGACGGTTGGGCGCACTGGCGAACACAACCGGCAGAGTATCACCTCAATCGGGCATTGAGGCACATGGCACTCTGTCAGCTCGGGGATATAACGGAAGACCATGCGGGCCACGTTGCGGCCAGAATCCTCATGTGGCTGGAGTTGCTGTAATGGCTGAGACGACAACCATGGTCTTTGAGGAATATCTGCGCAGTGGCGAAGCTCGAAACATGGGATGGCTCGCGGGATATCCGCGCAGCGGCGCGGCATTGGTGCGGACGATTCTCGCTCACTGTTTTGGGCACCGAACGGGAACGATCTATAAGGAATCGCATATTGCGGGAGGGTATGACGAGACATTGAAGACAATCCCGCACATGATGACCGCCTCCGACCTGGCAGATATGGCAGACGCACAGGCGCTTCTATTGTTCAAGACACATTCACTGCCCCGGCCCGT